CGGACAAGGACAAATGGCAAGCACACGCCAACGCACGTCACGACGCCAAGTATGAGGCGTGGATCAAGAAAGGACTTGAGAACGATTGGCATTGGAGGTATAGGCGTCAAAACATGAAGGGCGCGATATGACGCACGCTTCATTGTTCTCAGGTATAGGAGGCTTCGACTTAGCCGCACGCAATGTCGGTTGGAGCAATGTGTTTCACTGCGAACAGGACGAGTTCTGTCAGAAAGTGCTTGCGCATCATTTCCCTGAATCAATATGCTATGGAGACATCAAACAATTCGACGCAACTGACTTTCGCGGACGTATATCCGTGCTTTCGGGTGGCTTCCCTTGTCAGCCATTTAGTGCAGCGGGAAAGCGGGCCGGGACATCCGACGATAGACATCTCTGGCCCGAAATGCTTAGAGTTATATCAGAGATTATGCCCCGATGGGTCGTGGGCGAGAACGTTCGCGGTCTCCTTAGTTGGGGGAACGGGGAGCCAGGGTCAGAAGGGATGGTACTCGACGAAATCGTCACTGACTTGGAAGGTCTCGGCTACGAAGTCTTCCCGACCATACTTCCTGCTTGCAGCGTCGAGGCCCCCCACAGGCGGGACAGACTTTTCATTATTGCTTACTCCAACCACCAAGGAGGAAGTGAGAAACCTGGAGACGTTTCAAAGCAGAATGGAGAAGTATCCCAACGGCACGCTGATACCGAATCTTGCAACCCAAGTGCATCAGATGCTGCCAACGCCAACGACCAAGAATGTCAGCGGCGGAGCAGTGCAAGTCAATGCGAACGGCAAGAGGCAGAACAAAGGGGGAACGGAGTTCTCGGCTCAGTTACACGACTTAGCCAAGAGTCATATGCTACCTACTCCGACAGCGACGGATTTCAAGGGCGCGTACCCACCAACGAGCATAGACAACAATCCGGCACGCAAGAGTCTATTGAGGAATGTGTACCATATGGATCAGACGGAAGAATACGATTCGAAGAATTCCCAACTCAGTCCCCGATTTGTGGCGGAGATGATGGGCTTCCCACCGAATTGGACGGAGTTACCTTTTCTAAGTGGAGACGCGAGAGCATCAAGTGCTACGGAAACGCCGTCGTAGTGCCTTTGATTGAAATGATTTTTAGAACCATAATAGACGCGGAACAAAATGGGTAAACCAGCTTTCTACAGGGGAGAGACCCTTTCGACAGAGTTTAAGGAGTGGGTGCTATCGTTGCCCAAAGAGCATAAACTTGATATGCTGCAAACGCTACATGATAAAAAGGACAGAATGTTCTTTGACTTGCTTCACGTTTTATGTGGAGTCAGCATAAAGCATGGTGGCATTGACCATGAGGAATTAGAAGTGTACATTGCAAACAACAACAAACAACAATGAACGAGAGAGACGCAGAGTTCCAGGACTTGGAACGTGACTTGCACGCCTACAAGCAGAAACTGAGAGAGATTCAGGTACAGGTTATTGAGTTGTTGGCTCAAATTGACTACGACCTGATTGACCGTCGCAAAGCAGCTAAAGATGCATGAGAGAGTAAGCGAATGTTGTGGGGCCGTTCCGGTGCTCACGAGCGAAGACCTGGGCATCTGCCCGGAGTGTAAAGAACATTGCGAATACGTCGATGAAGATGAAAGTGACGACGCATGACATGATACAGATGGAACGATTGGTCGCCTACGCAAGGTGGATAGTGCGGTTCGGTCATCATAGAAGAGGCTTTGGTGGACAGGCAAGAGTTCGCTGAACGCATGGTATTTTGGGGCTACGTTGGCATATTCGTGTTGGCGTGGCTCCAAATACTTAAATACCTCACTAATGCCATTTGAGAAAGGACAAAGCGGAAATCCCGCTGGACGCCCGAAAGGTGCGGTCAACAAGGTTACGGCTGAGAAGCGTGCGCTGTTCCTGAATGTGATGGAGGGTCAGATAGACAACATCGAGGACTCGCTTGACCGGATCAGGGAGGAGAGCGACGAGAAGTACGTCAAGGCCCTGACTGGGTTGCTGCCATACTTCCTGCCTAAGCAGCAAGAGATAGACGTCAACGTGCAAGAGAAAGCCTCTGCGCCATCTTGGTTTGACCAAGTAGACACAGAGGCGGCTAATACCTCGTGGTTGACTGACGAGGATTAACTACGCACCTCGTGTTTAGCGAAGTGCTTCAGGTAGTCGGTGCGACCGAAGCAAACGATAGACCGGCGCAGTCGCAGCTCTATTGCGTAGTCAGCCATAGCCGTTTGGCTGTAATCCTGCCATGTGCCAGGCCACTCACTACTGAAGGTCACGGTGCGCAGGTTGTAGAGGTTGCGTCGGATGGACGCCTTGAGCAGTTTGATTCTCTTCTGTTCTGTCATAGCACGAATGTAATTCAGTAACTCGCACTCTATTTGCGAATGAGACAACCGACCACATACTACAACGTCAAGGAGTGCACGACGCGCATCCAAGTGCATCAAGGCGGCACGCGTAGTGGTAAGAGTTTCTCAATATTGGTTGCCCTGTGCGAACTGTGCTACACCAACCCGGGATCAGGCATGGTCATCACTGTCGTGCGTAAATCGTTTCCATCATTGCGCGGCTCTATCCTGCGTGACTTCTTGGAAATCCTCGACCGCGAAGATTGGTATGACGCCAATGACCACAACAAGACCGAGCAGACGTACACCTTGTTTGGCAATATGTGGGAGTTCATTAGTGCGGACGACGCACAGAAAATCAGGGGCCGTAAGAGAACCATTGCGCTGCTTAACGAGGCTAACGAACTGTCGTTAGAGTTCTTCAGGCAAATCAGCCTACGAACCACGTGGAAAATCATCATGGACTACAACCCGTCAGATGAGTTCTCGTACATCTATGACGAAATCATACCGCGTGATGACGCGACCTTCTTTCAGACAACATACAAGGACAACCCGTTCTTGGAGCAAGAGGTCATTGATGAAATCGAAAGGCTGCGCGACACAGACGAGAACTATTGGCGCATCTACGGCTTGGGCGAAAGGGGCATCAGTCGAGAGACTATATTCCAAACATCGACCTATTCGGAACTACCTGCTGGAGCGAAGCGCGTAGCCTACGGCTTGGATTGGGGATACACGAATGACCCTACGGCAGTCGTGTCAGTGCATATCAAGGGCAATGAGTTGTACATCGAAGAGAAGGTGTACAGTGGTGGGTTAACTAACCCTGACATTGCGTCCAGGCTTAGAGAGTTGGGTCTGTCACGAACGGATGAAAGCGCGGAGCCTAAGAGCATTGATGAGGTGCATCGTGAGGGATTCAACATCAAGCCGGCCAAAAAGGGGCCGGACTCGGTGCGCATAGGTATCGACGCTATGCGACGCTACAAGCTGTACATCCACGAGAGCAGCCTTAACACGCAGAAGGAGTTCCGCAACTACAAGTGGAAGACAGACAAGGAAGGCAGGATGTTGAATGAGCCGCGCGATCAGTGGAATCACGCGGTGGACGCCGTGCGCTACGTGTGCCTCAATAAGCTGATTAAGAAGACAGGTCAATACTTCCTACAATGAAAGTCAAGATTGAAATACCTCAAGACTACTCAGCTATTACAGTTGAGCAGTTTCAACAACTGAACGCGGTATGGGAGAAGGGTAAAGAGCCGCATTGGAGGGCAGTGCAAGGCGTGGTCATTTTGTGTGGTGTGCAGAGTGACGTAGCACAACGCCTAACCATTGGCACGCTGAACACTGTGTATGAGAAACTACAGTGGCTGATGGACAGCAAGGACAAGCCTTTTCCCTTGCAGCCTATCATGGAACTGAACGGCAAACGGTATGGCATGATACCGGATTTTACGCGCCTCAGCTTGGGTGAGTTTGTCGACCTGGAGGCACACGCTAAATCAGGTTTCTTTGAGTCGTTGCACAAGGTTATGGCTGTACTGTTCCGACCAATCACGGACAGCATGAAAGACCACTACGAGATACAGGCGTACAACCCTTCACCAATCAAAGACAAGGCTATGCTGCAAGCACCCATGTCTGTAGC